GCGGATCGCCGTCCCAAACTTGATGCTCCATGCGTGGGCGGCGGTGCGCGACGGCTCTAGGGTTTTTGGCATAAAGCGATGCGGTCCTTTGCTGAACATGGCGTTGCAGTATGTTTGCCACATACTGTTCCTCTGTCCAAGCCTCGTCATCGAAACCTTTTAGACAAGCATTCATGTCCCGTCGCATCGTCTTATACGACTTGTCGTGAAAGCCCTTGGCTTGCTTGATCTTAGCTGTCCAGCTGCTGACTAAGGCTTTGCGGCGAGTTGTTGCCTCCGCTTTTTCCTTATTGTCAGTATCATCTATCAACATTTCGTCCATCTAAAATCCTCCGGTCGCACTGACCAACCTTTGCTGTTTACGCCGTTGATTTGAGTCCCACTTAACCCACGCCAGCGTTCCGACCTCTGGATATTTGGTATCTTTCGCAACTGCACCACCAGGCGCAGCTAGTCGAGACAACCCTAGTCCAATCCACGCAATTGTATCAACAAAATCGTCGTGGCGCGACTGCGGGAACTTTAATAACTCGTCAACAGCCTTTTGCGTCCATACAGAGTGCTTTGGCAACAACACCTTTTTCATCGCCATACGCCCCAAGATCGACTGCGCCCGTTGAACTTTATTGTGAACAGGCGTGACTTCCTCGATCCTGCAATACGTCTTTTCTTCGGCCATCCGCTTTTTCAAAAATGGCCCAATCGCTTTGCTGATATGCCCCTTCTCGGCCCACCAGATTAACGGCTTGTGCTTCCTCATTAACGCCAGCATCGCGTCAACTACCTTATCCGTAGGCTGCTTCTCCCACCACGTATCAATGATATAAATATCGTCGTTACTATCAACGCCCACAATCATTAAACAGGTTGCGTCATTACGGGTTTTATCAACACCAACCGCATGATCTGACGCAGCATAGATCCGCAAATCCTTGGGTAAATCTTTCCGGTCGTAAAACACCAGATTTTCGCGCTGGAATAAATCGCCATCCTCCGGTGAAGGCCGACCCTGATACAATGCAGAAAATCCAGCACGGTCCAACCGCCGCTGGGCTTCCATAAATTCCATGTCAAATCTCTCAGGCCACAATAACTCACCAACGCCCCGCCCCAATGGGTCATCTTCCTCGGCCAGCGCCGGTAGATTAATGATTTTCCATTTGGCCGCTTCTTCAGCTGTGTAATGGGGATTGGTGGGGTCTGTGAGCCGTCCAACCAGATCATCTTCATGCCAGCGCGTTTGCACAATAACGATAGACGCTGATGCTGTCATTAAGCGCGTCATTAAGACTTGCGTAAACCAAGTCCAAAGCTGTTCCCGTAGCGTCGGAGAACCCGCCTCAAGGCTGTCCTTGATCGGGTCATCAAGTATCACGAAATCACCACCACGGCCTGTAATGGACCCTCCACGGCCCACAAATACAGACATGCCGCCAGACCCCATCTGGATACGCGATTTGGACGCGCCACCCTTGCGAAATGTGTGGTTCGGAAAAACGTGCTTGTATTGCGGAATGGACATTATATTGCGAACATCCGCACCAAAGTCTTTTGCAAAGTCCTCGTTGTATGTCGCAAATATAATATTTCGATACGGGTCTTTGCCCTGTATCCACGGCACAAACCGACGGCTAATCAATTCCGATTTCCCGTGTCTTGGTGGCATACAAACAATCAGACGCGGAATGTGGCCCTTCTCGACCTTTTCCAGAACCTTTGCCAGCGCCCTGTGGTGCTTGGCGTCCTTAAACATCGATTGCTCAATGTCATCGGGATCGTCAGGGTCAGGCATTGTGTATTTTACAAAATCCAAGAAACTGCTGCGACACTCGATGGCTTTCTTTTGCCGCTTTGCCGCCGCAATCTTCTTGTCTAAGTCCTCGGCTTTACTCATCGTAGTCAAAACACTCTATGTGAACGCTATCCAGAAACGGCCTACGCCCCTGCGACCGGCGCAGATCGATGTACTCCATTTGCGCGTTTTCGCACGTTCCTTCATATTTCATCATATCGTCAATGTGCCACGCGCCACCCCAGCGCAGGCCAATGCCGCCTATCTCTTTCGCGCTTGAGAGAAACGCATCAATGCAGTCATCATATAAATTATGCTCCCAGCTGCATCTGGCCCCAATGTAGACCGCAATGTCGATCGCATTGCCGTCCTGATGCTTACTGCGCTTATTTATACCGTCACACTGGCTGGCCTTGCGGTTAAACAATAGCCGCTGCTCGGCCTCAGATCGCAGACCGGACGTTACGCCAAAATCATAGACGCTGCGCTTAATAGCCCTTTTAGCTGTGGCAACCAGCCGTGAATCGACGCCTTCCATGCGCCCCAATGATCGTTTGCTAAGTCTAAACTCGCTCATATCACATTCCCCCGCCAAGTAGCGTTCTCGCCAAATCGCTCATAGACGGGCCTATATCTGGCTGACGATTAGGGTTTGATGATTTGTCTTTGTTATAATTACGGGTTAAATCTTCCGCAGTAGACAGGCCGCGATCCTTGCGCCTTTGACTAAATGCAATCTGTTTTATTAAGGCCGCTTGTTCAGCTTGTTTTTTTCGGTCCAGCGCTAACTTTATTGCAAACAATTCATGGTTATGCTCACCAGATGCAGATGGATGCTGCGCGTTGCGCTGGTTGTAGTATTCCTGCCGATACTCTGGCGCAGTTTTAAACCCTCCAGCTGTTAAGGTCTGATCTAATATTGGATTTTCGGGCCTTAATACGTCAGCTTCTAAAAGCGAATCCGCAAAATTTCGCCAAATGTCGTTCATCTTCATGTTAAACTGTCTTGTATCGCTCATTTTCTTGCTCCAAAGAATTTAGTTGCTTGTTTCGTTGCAAAACTGGCCGAAATTATTGTAAATAATGCACCTTTGTACCAATCTGGACACGCTTCTAACGCTAAGAAACCTTGCTCGGTTACTGTTCGACCCCATTCGCCGCAAAATGCTAAAACCAATGGAATACTAAACAAAATCGTCAGAATTTCGTCCTTGATGCTGTTCTGTGACCCTTGGGCCATCAGCTTTTCCCATTCGGCTTGCGATGTGGCCGACGAAACAAGAACTGCGCTTTCCGCTTCGGCTCGGACTCGCGCGACAGACGCCTTAGAACGCTGCACTTCTGTCTTTTGATCCATCCAGCTGCCGACTAAATTCGTTAATGGTCCTATCAATGCAGCAATCATATCATTTCCTCGCCATGTATGATGTGAAACCCATGTACGCGCACACGACCGAACACAGGCTGATGTAAAATAAATCGCTAATCTTGGTGATCTGCTCGATCCGACTGTCCGGTACAAACGGCATAAACAATAACACCGTGTAAACGCCCAAACCAATCAGACTAGCCCTAGCCAACCGCAGCTGCGCCATGTGCTTACGCGCCCCGTCCTCGTTTTTCTGTATCCGCTCCGCACGTTCAATGTCCGCGTCAGTAATCTTACCGTCGCCGTCCAAATCATAGTGTGCCGCGTTATCTTCCAGCAGCTTGTTCATTTGAAGCCTCCGTTTATCCCGTCCATGATCTCGCCAATCGTCGGGCGTGACTTGTTCTTTGGCTGATACGGGCAACGCCACATTTTAGGGCATTCAGACCACGCTACAGACACAAAATGTTGCGCGTAGGTCGAATTTTTACCGCGATAAATACATATTCGCTGTCCGGTAACGTCAGTCACACGTTTCCACAAATGGCAGTCAACAAAGTCGGGCTTGATTAATGTCCCAGCCAACACAACAGCGCTAATAAATGTCACCATGCACCCGCTCCAACACCAACGAAGTAACCGCCGCCGCCAATCGCGCCGAAGATCAAAACAGACAACACAGTAATGGCTAGGTTGTTTAAAATTGCACGTTTAGCTTCCATCTGGCGGTACACCGTTTCCTCTCGCTCTTTCTTAATTTTGCGTCTTAATTCAACGACCTCTTTGTGAGTGCCTGGCCCGTATTTAAAGTCCAAAAGAAAAGCCAAGTCGTTTTCCTTTTTTCTTAGCTCCTTCTGTCGAATAACGCTGTCCAGCGCAATTTTCTCCGCAGACTCTGCACCTTGACTTGCTTTTTCAAACAATGTCTGCGATCTTGCTTGATCTTCAGCTTTTTGTATGTCCGCAAAACATCCATACCACTTTGACAGCTGCTCAGTACATTCGCTCAATTCACGGCCAGCGTTCACCAGCTTCACCGTCATCTTGTAGGCCGCAACCGCGCCAGAATAAGCTAGAGCCACATCTATCAATAAACCGGAACCTTAGTTACATCGACCAATCGCGGAACGCAGTAAGCAACCGCAAAATCAGCTGGATTAGCTACATATCCCCACCTCCGTACCAATTCCTCCGCATACCACTGGCACATCTGTAAGTTGCGATAGTGCATGTCCTGACTAACCAAAACACGATCTGAACCTACCCCCAGATACAGCAGCAAGAGGAAAACATGGGCCACATTACTGCAACCGACTAAGCAATGTTAAAAGCAAAACAATCGTTGCCCCGCTCGATGCAACCAAAACCGCTTCAAGCCTCTTAACTCTGTTAAACAGTTCGCGGAATTGTATGGTTGTCTCGACTTTTAAGGCCACCACATCACGCTCTAATGCTGCCACGCGATCCTCCATTAGCTAGGGGCCACCGGAAAGGCCACGTCAGGGAAACCCTCTGCCGCTGGCAAGTCCCGCAGTGCCTGACGATAAGTGCGCCACTCGTCTGTGATGCGGTCAGCTAATGCCATCGTGTCAGACGCCGCTAAGAGTGCGTCACGTTCTGCGCGTACTTGCGTTGCACTTGCAGCCACTGGGTCAGCTTGGAAGTCAGGCCAGTTTGACACATCTTCAGCATCCTCAAACACTGCGCCATTGCCTGTGGTTTTGTTGTACCAAACTTTAGTCATAGCGATCTCCTACACATTGTACTGACGTAAATTGCCAGCGGCACCCGCTCCACCATTATTATAACCATTTAGTGAGCCGCCACCGCCACCGCCAGGAAAGGCACCATTGACTCCTTGCGCGGCTTGTGTACCACCTGAGCCAGCAAATTGGCTAGTTCCTGCAAGCCTATTGGTACCCCCCGAGGCGGTGGTAAAGCCACCTCCGTTTCCCGCTCCAAAAACACAATTTTCAGCAGCGCTAGTTCCACCGCTGTACGCTTTTCTCCCAAGACTATATGTGTACACACCAGTAGGAATCCCTAAGTCTGCAAATTCATAGGGTGGCGTATTAAACAAAACAAGGTCATCAGAAGAAGCAGATAAAGGAATTATATCAACTATACTTTCTGCTGATATTAGTTTTACATACGTTGGTGTGTCAGTAGAATAACCTGTGCTAGTAGTATACACTGTGCCGCCTATAGCTGACGGCATTGTGAAAGTTGAAGAGTTGCCAGTTATCGCATTGTATCTTGTACCACCCCCTGCCAATGACCGACCCGCTGTTGCCGCTCCAATCGCATATACGGTGCCGTTTAAAACTCCCGCTTGTCCGTAAAGAAGAAATGACCCACCACCATTTCCACCTTCGGAAACTCCAGTGCTGTTTGAATTTTCGCGCATTGAGCCGCCGCCACCGCCACCTATGAGGTATAACCAGACATAAGCATTGTCGGCCAAAGAACCTTTGCTCCATGTTCCACTGGAAGTATAGGTGGCACTTGGCGATGACCAATCAGATGGAAACGTAATTGTTTCACCTGAACTAACCGTAGCCCACGCCGCTGTACCCGCGCTGGCGTATTGCAATAGCTGACCTGTCGCACCCGCCGCTGGAACGTGTTGATTGCCAGCACCGCTGTGATGGTTTTTTGCAATAGCCCCACCCATTCCAGAGTGATTTGCACAGTAGTAATAGTAGGTATCTGCGCCGTCTTGCTGAATCGTAAATGTTACGTACGCCCCTGCCTGACCAGCAGTCCCAACGGCCACAAAATCTGTTGTGATTGCGCTCCCACCACCATGAGTTCCATCTGCCGTGGTTGATATTCTTAGCGGATGTGATGCATTACTACTGTGGCTCTGGTCAAACTTGTAAA